AAGCCCCATAATGCATCGCCGCTATGGCAAAGTTGGCTCCCGTCCCTATACTCCAAAAATCATTTTTAATTCTTGCCGGAATAATTGAACTCTCATATATCCACAAACCATCGTGCTTTAAAGCAATTACCGTAACCTCGGTATCAGAATCTAAATCACCACCGGACTCCATTACCTGATAGAACTTTAGAATCTTGTCCCAGTCACCGCAGGCACCGTAAATACAATCCTTGCCCTGCCGTAACTTCTCTACTAAGTAAAAACTATCGTCACCGCTTACCATGCTGTCTGCGGCAATCTCGCCCGTAGAAAACTTAGCAGCGATAGTTGTCATAAATGACCTTTAGCAATGTAATAGATAGTTACCATAAAGAACGCTATGGTGAAGCACCAAATCTTTAAAAGCCTTAACTTAGCCAGATCCCTGCCAAACTCATCTTTGCCTTCTTTGGCTTCTTTTAACTGACGCTCTTTAATGGCCTGAATCTCAACCCATTCTTTCTCTGCTACTTCTTTGCCGTACCGCTCTATTAAACTATCCTTTAATTCGTTTTCTGCTTCTTTAATTTGCTTTAATCTGCGCCACTCGGCAAAAGCCGTCATGATTGTGGTGTCGCCTTGAACAACTCGTTGCCTTTGTTTAAATGCCTGCTTAGCCTGTAACTCGGCTACACCTAGACGCTGAATATCATCTACCGCAGACGACAACTCCTTGCCCGACTGGATCGCAGACTTTATGCCCTGCGTAGCACCCTTTGCCGCAGTGAGAATTGGATCTATATCTGCCAAGATGCATTCCTATTCCTAAGTTTGACCCCAAGTTTTAGCACCGGCTTTTGGTACTGATGTAGCCCATACAGATACGGACTTCCTTAACTTCAGGGGTGCGCCGCAATCAGAGCAAGTGTCAGCCGCCAACTCAGCCTCATCTAAATCGTATCCACAAGCGGCACAAACATGGACCTCTTCCGAACGGCAGACTTTTACCCCATCTACCTTATGCGCTTCAATTACTGTTTTCATTACGACTCCTTAGAATTCTGTCCAACCGGTGACAATATACTTTTCATTACTTAGTGGAGGGTTTCCACGATGAGTATGCGTAAATGCAGCGGGCCAAATTACAAGTGTTCCTTGCTCGGGTTTAACTCTCATATGCTGGTAAAGAAATTCAGTTTCCCCACCCTCATGCACATCATTAAGATAAAGAATCCAAGTTAGAAGTCTATGTGAATATCCTCTATCACCTGACTCATAATGCCAAACATGATACCCACCACCTATTTTGGTTTTTTGTATTTTAAAAGAATAATTACAGTGTCTCCCAGAATCTTTTAAAGAAGAGTATTCTTGTTCGTAAATAGGAAAAAATTTACCCCAAAAAAGCTCGTTAAATTCTTTTGTTGATTTACGAAGTGGTATGTAGTCAACTTCATCAGCAAAAACTTGGGTATCATCTTTATAAGTTTTTAGAGCCTTTTCAAATTCAAACCGAGTTTGCCCATGCCCAGAAGCAACCATATCTTCATAGTGTTTAATTACATCCTCACAAAATTTTTTTGTATAAGCATTTTTAAAAATACCTACAAAATCCTTAATTACAAAATCAACAACTCTTTGTTCTAATTGTTTTTGTTCGGACATTTCAGACATTTTTTATCCTTATTTAAACCAAGGGCCTACCATCCAAGTTACAACTGATCTTCTTATACCTTTTATAACCGGCTCAACTCCATGCATAATAAAAGAAGGAAAAACTAAAACGGAACCGGGTTTTTGTGGTGGATAAGTCTTTTCAGACCCACTTTGTAAAAATAAACGGCCCCCTTCAAAGTCATCATTTAAAAAAGCAAGGACAGTTAACTTTCTACATTCTATTTCAGTGGGGTCCATTGTTGTATCTGTGTGAGCATGATAATGCCCATCAATATCGTATATAAGATAATCACATTGATTAGCGTGGGTAATATCAAATTTCCAAGCCTGTCTATTTGCTTCTAATGCCATCCCAGCCATCTGTGCACCAAGGCCGTTCCAAGAAGGTAACTGTATTTTTTTAACATCCCTAATTTTTTTGTCTACAACACCTTTCGAACCTAAACCAATTTTAGCATCTTCTTTATCTAATATTTCTGCTCCCTTGATAACCCTTTGCGCTGCTTCCAACGAAAAAGCATCAGTAAAATACCAATATAAAACATCACTTGAATGATGTGATAATTTTTTACGTTTGTCGTATTTCCATTCTGCGTTAGGGCCATTAGCATCTACGTAATGTAAAAAAACTTGGGCTTGCCACTGACCCTCTTTATATGGTTCCCGCCAATGAAGTTTTTCTTGGCCTTTATAAATAATGGCGTCACCAACATTCATATCTATACGAGATACATTTTTTACCCAACGCTCAAAACCTTCCATATCAATTAGTTTTTCTAAAGATTTAGTTTCGTCGCAATCCCCCATGTAGATAGGCCAAACATTACCTTCAAAACCAAGAGTTAGGGTAGCGCTAATCTCGCAAGACGGACGATCCGTATGAATCTTTAATTCTTCCCCGGGAGCATAAAGACGGGCATAAGCATAAGTAGGGTAAAGTTTTTTACCGGATGCAATTTCAAAATTAGGCAGGAGTTGCTCTAATAAAGAGTCAAAAATGGGTGCTCCATGAACGGCTTCAGATAAAGGACATTGGGGGTCTTTAGTAGTTTTTTCTTCAGCAATAAGCCTCTTTAATTCTTCTGTTAACTCAGCACAACTATTTTCGTTAAGAAAATTAGAAAGATGCGAATAGCCTTGCATCTGAAGTTGAGTCATGGATTCGCACATAAAATACCCTTATTATTTTTATGGTCGTGTGGGCCAAGTTACATTTTCAGGAAACCCTGATTGATTAGTTATATCCCTTAAAGATTGACGATAGCTAGCCCAAGACTGTTTGTTTACTTGAGAATCTGGTAATTGTGTCCAATCAGACATTGTTAATAAATTATTACGAATTTTTCTAACTTCTTCAGCAGTTAAGGGCTCTGAGGTAGGTTCAGGGATTAGAATAAATTGATTATTTTCATAGGTATATCTATGACTTACAATGTTATCGGGACAATCTACCCACATATGACTAGATGCCACATCAAACATCACATCTTCTACTTGCACAACAAGTTTTGATTCTAAGTCTATAAGTGCTTTTTTCATGGTATATCCTGTATATTAGTAAAATATAAGAATTCGCCCGGGACCACCCGCTCCTCCGGGGAAGGGTTGATAGGGAAATCCTGCGTTTCCAGCCGCACCAGCGGTTGGTGAAAAAACAGCGGCACCCGCACCATATTGAGCAGGTATTTGAGATGCGGGTACAGTGCCATCAGCGCCGGGAGGGCCGTTACTAACGCTACCAGCAGTGCCCCCTCCTCCTCCGTTAGAAGTCATTAGATTACCAATAGAAGTTACATTACCCGCATTGCCGGGATTTCCATCAAGATTACCGGGGTTATAGGTGCCACCATTCCCTTGAGTCCCAATAGTTACCGGATAAGGAGTGCTGGCTGTTACTGGTAAAAAAGCAATTCCTAAAGCACCTGAGCCACCAAAACCACCGTTTCTACCATAGGCAGTTCCGGCTGCGCCCCCGCCACCACCCGCACCTTGTACATAGGCTAAAATAACATTAGTGTTAGCTGGGGTTGTAAAACTGCCGGGAGAGGTAAACAAATCTACGTCTGATGAAAGACCACCACCACCGGAAGCGGCAATAGTAATTGAACCAGCGCCGTTAGTAATTGTAACTCCCGTACCAGCAGTCAATGTAGCTTTAGTAAGCGTATTACCAGTGGTGTTACCAATCAATAACTGTCCGTTTGTATATGTAGTCTGCCCTGTACCCCCTCTATCAACTGCTAAAGTTCCAGAAGATACACTAGAAGCATTTAACGAAGTTACATTTGCTCCAGAAAAAGTAGCTGTTGCGGATCCAGTGCCACCATTTGCAATTGGTAAAACACCGCTAACATTTGATTGAAGATTTGCATAAGTAGTAGAAGTTGACCCGGTGCCGCCTGAAGCAATAGGAAGTGCAGCAGCT